TAGTAGTAGACTCCGGGAAAGAAGAAATCTACACCACAATGGAAAAGTACAGGGAGATCCATATTAAATTGAGGGAAATTCAGGTGGGTAGCTTGCCAGCAGTAGATTGTATAGATTACTTAGATAGGCTTTATGCAGTTAGGCATGATTTAGTTGATCAGATGATTAAGCATGATTGGTCAGACAACAAAGATGTTGAAGAACCTATATCTAAGATTCTATTGATGGCTGGTGTCCCTGAAAACATAATAACTGGTATGGAAAAGAAAGTGATACCTGACCATCCACAAGGAAAGACATTAAAGTCATTTTTTAGGATGACACCAGATAATTACAAAGTGACAGGATTTAAAATAGAGATTGTAGAGGTAACAGTAACCGCTGATGTAGATAAGGGGATTAGGGAGAAGAGGCTGAAGTATGAGGCAGGATTTGTATTTATTGAGCAGGAACTAAAGAATGCTTTTCATCGGGGAGAATTGCTCCAGCCGTATCAGATCTATTTCAATGTAGTAGCTGTAAGGACAGATGGATCTAATATTTCAACACAGTGGCCAAGTCGTAGAAATGATGGTGTAGTTCAATATATGAGAATGGTACAAGCAGAGATAAACTATGTTAGAGAACATCTGATTAAACCAGATGAGAGGGCTGCTTTAGAAGCTATGTTTAATTTAAAATTTCATATTGGTGGGTTAAAAATACAAAATTACTATATTCCTGAGTATATGGGTATTCCAAGTATTGATCCCTCTTTAGATGCTCTTGTTGATTATTGTAGGAATTGGTTAAGCTCATCACATAAGTTTGTTTTCCATGAGGTAGGGGGTAAAGCTGTATTAGAGGAATTTGAGATAAATGAAGTAGAACATAAAAAGAAGTATCCTATTTCAAATCATCCACGTAATTTTCTGTTGTTGCAGTGTTCATTAACTAGGGGTTACTATCCTGCTACAATTGCATCAGATCAAATTGATACCAGGAATGCGTGTTTAGAAATTCTTCGGTTCCAGCCAGCTACTGGAGTTACAAGTCTAGTATTAGACATGGCTTACAGATATTTAAATCTTGATAAAATTGACATGATAGCTTTCTATTCTCCTAAAAGCACATTTGAAGGTACACCAAATGTGAAGACTCCTGGGACCTTTAAGTTGCCCTCATCACAACTAAGAGATGAATCTAAAGTAATGTTAGAATTGATAAGTAAACATGAAAAAGGAAGCACACATGGTAAAAAAATTGAAAGTATTGATATAAATAGTCAAGCTGCACAAGATGATTCCCTCAGTTTGATAACTAAGATATTGTCTGATCTAGAAATGAATATTGGTGAACCAACCAAGTTTGAGCAGGCATCAACAAAACATACTTATGTAGATACAGTTCTTGACAAATTCTATCAGAATGAGCTGCAGAAATACCTTATTGATGTTTTGAAGAAGACAAATGCTTGGCACATAGGTCATCTTATAAGAGATATGACTGAAAGCTTAATTGCTCATTCAGGATTAAAAAGATCAAAATACTGGTCTATACATGCTTATAATAACGGTAATGTACTACTGTGTATATTGCCATCCAAATCACTAGAATCTGCAGGTTCATTTATAAGGTTTATAACTGTATTTAGATTCGGTCCTGGATTAGTTGATGCTGCCAATTTAGATTATTTATTGGAAGATGAGTCTGGCTCATGGGCTGTGTCTAAAATTATGAGCTTGGACCTGAATAGACTCTTAGCCTTAAACATTGCATTTGAAAAATCATTGGTAGCCACTGCAACTTGGTTTCAATATTATACAGAGGATCAGGGTCAATTTCCACTACAGCATGCATTGAGATCTGTATTTGCATATCATATGTTACTATCTGTGTGCCAGAAAATGAAGTTATGTGCTATATTTGATAATTTAAGATATCTTATCCCGGCTGTTACTTCTCAATACTCTGGTTTTCCTTCATTGATTGCTAATCTGTTCGATCGACCATTTAAAACTGCATTAGAAGTATATGTGTATCATACAATAAAGAGTTTATTGATAGCATTGGCTCAAAATAACAAAGCAAGATATTATTCAAAGGTCAGATTATTAGGTTTGACTGTTGACCAGTCAACTGTGGGAGCAAGTGGTGTATACCCATCCTTTCTGTCTAGGGTTATATACAAACATTACAAGAGCCTTATTTCAGAGGTGACAACATGTTTTTTTCTATTTGAGAAGGGTTTACATGGTAATATGAATGAAGAGGCAAAAATCCATCTGGAAACTGTTGAATGGGCATATAAGTTTAGGGAGAAAGAGGAAAAGTATGGTTCCCATCTAGTTGAGAATGGTTATCGAATATATGATTTAATATCAAGACCAGAATTAGTTGCCCAACAATTATATTGTCAAGATGTGGTGGAACTAGGTGCCCAAGAATTAAATCACTTATTAATATCCAAGACCCAGGTGGTTGGTAATTCTATATTGAATAAACACTGGGATCAACCATACTTTAGTCAAACTAGAAATATAAGCTTAAAAGGTATGTCTGGAATGCTGCAAGAAGATGGTCATTTGGCATCATCTGTAACACTGATTGAGGCAATCCGTTACCTTCAAAACTCCAGGATTAACCCTAGTCTTTTACAGTTATATGAGGAAACAAGGAATGCAAAGGCTCAGGCTAGAATAGTTAGAAAGTTTCAACGAACAGAAGCAGATAGAGGATTTTTTATAACTACGTTGCCTACTAGGTGCCGTCTTGAAGTTATTGAAGATTATTATGATGCAATAGCTAAGAATGTCCCTGAGGAATATATCTCATATGGTGGAGAAAGAAAGATTCTAAATATACAGCAAGCTCTGGAAAAGGCCTTACGTTGGGCTGCTGGTGAAAGTCATATTGAATTGACCACTGGTAAAACAATACCTATGAAAAGGAAATTGATGTATGTTAGTGCTGATGCAACAAAATGGTCACCTGGGGATAATTCTGCAAAGTTTAGGAGATTTACTGCAATCCTTCATAATGGTTTACGGGACAATAAACTTAGGAATTGCGTAATTGATGCACTAAGAAAAATTTATAAAACTGATTTTTTTATGTCTAGAAAATTAAGGCGGTATATAAATCAAATGGAAGAACATGATCCTCATATTAAAGACTTCCTTGCATTTTTCCCTGATGGTCATTCAGGTGAAGTCCATGGTAACTGGCTGCAGGGTAATTTAAATAAGTGTTCTTCTCTTTTTGCAGTAGGAATGTCACTTCTTTTTAAAAGGATATGGAAAGAACTGTTTCCAGAATTAGATTGCTTCTTTGAATTTGCACACCATTCAGATGATGGTTTATTTATTTATGGTTATCTTGAGCCCATAGATGACGGAACGGACTGGTTTTTATATGTTACACAACAGATTCAAGCTGGAAATCACCACTGGTTTAATGTAAATACTGAAATGTGGAAAAGCATGTTCAATTTACATGAGCATATCCTACTCATGGGTTCTATCAAGGTATCACCTAAGAAAACTACTGTGTCCCCAACAAATGCTGAATTTTTATCAACATTCTTTGAAGGCTGTGCAGTGTCCATTCCCTTCATTAAAATACTATTAGGTTCTCTATCTGATCTACCTGGTTTAGGTTACTTTGATGATCTAGCTGCAGCTCAAAGTAGATGTGTCAAGGCATTAGACATGGGTGCTAGTCCACAAGTTGCACAATTAGCTATAGGATTATGCACTAATAAAGTAGAAAGACTTTATGGAACTGCTCCTGGTATGGTAAACCATCCAGCATCATATTTATCTGTTAAACATAGTGACACACCAATTCCATTGGGGGGAAATGGTGCCATGTCAGTAATGGAGTTAGCAACATCTGGTATTGGGATGTCTGACAAGAACTTGTTGAAACGAGCCCTGTTAGGTTATCAACATAAGAAAAGAAAACAAGATCAATATATACTGGGTTTATTCAAATTTTTGATGAACTTAAGTGATGAAACTTTTAATCATGAGAGATTAGGAGAATTCTCCTTTACTGGAAAAGTTCAGTGGAAAGTATTTACTCCTAAATCAGAATTTGAGTTTTATGACATGTATACACATCATTTCATCAATACATGGTCTGAGCAGCATCCAACATATGACTATATTATTCCTAGATCCCGAGACAACCTATTAGTGTATTTAGTAAGGAAATTAAATGATCCCAGTATTGTAACAGCAATGACTATGCAATCACCCCTTCAACTGCGGTTTAGAATGCAAGCAAAGCAGCATATGAAAGTCTGTAAAATGTCTGGTGACTGGGTAACATTTAGGGCTGTATTGGCAGCTGCAGATAGTTTTGCATCAGATTATGAGCCGACACAACAGGACATGGATCTCTTTGTGACATTGACCTCTTGTACTTTTTCAAAAGAATATGCTTGGAAAGATTTTCTGAATAATGTTCAATGTGACGTAATACCTACGAAACAAGTTCAGAGGCCCAAAGTAGCAAGAGTTTTTACAGTGAGAGAGAAGGACCAAGTTATTCAAAATTCAATTACTTCTGTCATAGGTTATAAATTTGCTGTTAGTGTTGAAGAAATATCTGATGTTATGGAAGCTGCACGTTTCCCTGATTCACTTTCATCAGATTTAAAGACTATGAGAGATGGTGTGTATAGAGAATTAGGTCTGGACATTGGTTTTCCAAAGATTATGAAGCGGGTGGCCCCATTGTTATATAAATCATCTAAATCTAGGGTTGTGATTGTTCAGGGTAATGTAGAAGGAACAGCAGAATCAATCTGCAGTTACTGGTTAAGGAGCATGTCACTTGTGAAAACTGTCAAGATCACTCCTCATAAAGAGGTGTTAAAGGCTGTGTCCATATTTAATAGAAAGGAAGATATAGGTAGGCAGAGGGACTTAGCTGCATTGCGGTTGTGTATAGAAGTATGGAGGTGGGCAAAAGCTAATGAAGCACCTTATAGAGATTGGTTTCATGCTTTATGGTTTGAGGATAAAACATTTGCTGAGTGGTTAGATAGATTTGTACGAGTAGGGGTGCCAGCCATAGATCCGGAGATCCAATGTGCAGCCCTTATGATTGCTGACATAAAAGGGGATATGTCTGTCTTACAGATGCAGGCAAATAGACGGGCATACTCTGGTAAACAATATGATGCTTATTGTGTACAAAAGTATAATGAAGAGACTAAATTATATGAAGGAGATTTGAGAGTTACATTTAATTTTGGGTTAGATTGTGCACGCTTAGAAATATTCTGGGATAAAGGTACATATATACTAGAAACATCAATAACACAAAAGCATGTATTAAGAATTATGATGGAGGAAGTAACAAAGGAGCTTTTACGGTGTGGGATGAGGTTTAAGACAGAACAAGTACAATCTACAAAATCCTTAGTATTGTTCAAAACTGACGCAGGTTTTGAGTGGGGCAAGCCAAATGTACCTTGTATTGTGTATAGAAACTGCAACCTTCGGACAAACTTGAGAACTAATTATACAATTAATCACAAATTTATGATAACTATACGAGATAATGGTTTGAAAGCTATTGCTCAGTATGATGATGAGAGTCCACGATTCTTACTTGCTCATGCATTCCATACAATAAGGGATGTGAGATTTCAAGGGGTAGACTCTGTGAGTAATGTATGGTTCAACCATAAGGGCATAAAATTGTACCTTAATCCTATTATAAACTCAGGTTTATTAGAAAATTTTATGAAAAGCTTGCCAGCTGCCATACCACCTGCGGCATATTCACTCATCATGAAAAGAGCAAAAATTTCAGTTGATTTATTCATGTTCAATGATTTGTTGAAGGCAATTAATCCACAAAATGTTCTTGATTTATCTGGGATCCAGATGACATCTGAGGGCTATAGTACTGTTAGTAGTGTTTCGAGTAAGTTATGGTCTGAAGAGGTAAGTCTTATGGATGAGGATGAGGATTTAGAAGATGAATATACAGTAGACCTTGACTCCATAGACTTTGATAATATAGATTTCCAAGCTGATATTGAGCATTTTCTTCAAGATGAGAGTGCATATACAAGTGATCTTCTAATTAGTACTGAGGACACAGAAGTCAAGAAAATGAGGGGCATTATAAAAGTATTAGAACCTGTGAAGTTAATAAAAAGTTGGGTCTCAAGGGGACTTCTTGTGGAAAAGGTGTACAATCAGAAAAACATTATTTTGATGGCAAGATATCTTTCTAAGAACTTTAATTTTCAAAGATTTCCTGTAGCCACTCTTGATCCTTATGATTTAACAGAGTTAGAGGGTGTTGTTAAAGGTTGGGGTGAGCAAGTTCTTGATAATTTTGATGAATTAGATAGACAAGCACAGATGCTTGTAAGGGATAAGGGAGTTGTCCCTGAAGATGTATTACCTGATTCATTATTTTCTTATAGGCATACAATGGTCCTTTTAAGAAGACTTTTCCCACAGGACACCTTATCCACATTCTACTAGATATGTCCTTTCTTTTTCTTTTTTCGGAGCCTACTACTA